GTCGCGAGGAAATGAAAATTTTTAAATATCTTCCAAAGGGTTAAATAGTGAATGTTCAAGAAGCAGCTAGAACTTGTAAATTAACGACACACCGTCTTACTGAATATTGTCGTAAAAATGTGGATGGTATTATTGAGATTCCTAATTTGGGAAAAATGAAAGTTTCCAAAAAAGGTAACGCGTGGCAGATATTTTACGCGGATAAAGAAAATAAAGATTCTTACAATCGCGATAAACGTAATGCATTGATCAAAGCGAAATATGCGGAAACAAAAGATATTGGAAACATCCCCCCTGTTAAAGATCCTGAACGGCGCGCGCGTTGTTCCCAAGATTTGGCATGTTTTTTAAAAACGTATATGGAAGAAACATATATACTTGAATGGAGCAAAGATCATATTACAGTAATACGCAAGATTGAAAAGTGTATTTTATCCGGTGGTTTATTTTCAATTGCGATGCCGCGTGGTAGCGGTAAGACTAGTGTGATTGAGGGCGCGACAATTTGGGCAACATTATATGGTTATCGTAAATATCCTGTATTGATTGGATCAAGCGCGATTGCCGCGCAGGATTTACTGGCTAGTATAAAAATTGAATTAGAGACAAATGATCTCTTGTGCGAAGATTTTCCAGAAGTATGTTATCCATTTCAAAAATTAGAAGGTATTAGCTTGCGCTGTAAGGGGCAGACCTACGGTGGAGGTGTTCGCACATTTATAGATTACAAAACAGATAAGATTGTATTTCCTACAATTGGGGGCAGCGCAGCAAGTGGTACAATCTTAGAATGTCGCGGATTGACCGGAAACTTGCGCGGCATGAAACATAAGAAAACGGATGGCGAAGTCATGCGTCCAGACCTCGCGCTGTTAGATGATTGTCAGACTGATGAGAGCGCAGTAAGTCCTTCACAATGTGATAAACGTGAATCTTTAATAAATAGCGCGGTGCTTGGTCTTGCAGGACATAAAAAGCAGATTGCTGGTTTTATGCTTTGCACCATCATCCATCGCAATGACTTATCTGCGCGCTTGTTAGATCATCAGAAGAATCCACAGTGGCAGGGCGAAACAGCCAAATTAATTTATAAATTCCCTGACACGCAAAAAACATTATGGCGCGAATATGCCGACTTGCGCAATGAGGGTATTTTAGACGGCGATCAAGGCGCTAAAGCAAATCAATTTTATATATCCAATCGCGTGGCAATGGATGCTGGAGCTATAGTTGCATGGGATGAACGTAAATATCCTACCGAAATAAGCGCGCTGCAGCATATTGAAAATTTATTAATCGAGCGTGGCGAAGAAGCATTTTATGCAGAATTTCAGAATGATCCAGTTTCACGCGTTCAAAGTATATATGAAGTTAATGAAGAAATAGTATTAAAGAGGTTGAATAGTTATGATAGATACATTGTCCCTGATAATTGCAATTTTCTTACAGTTGGTATTGATATTAACTATATTGGGTTGCATTATCAGGTCATAGCTAGTACTAATGACGGTACTGGTTATATAGTTGATTATGGTAAATACCCAGGACATGATAACGATTATTTATTCGATTCTAAAAAAACGAGCGGAACCACGGAAGCACAAGCGATATATCAAGGTGTATATCAATTAATAGATGAGTTAGTAAATATTAAACGTTTTATACAGAAAGGAGGACAAAAAAATATTGATGGCATATTAGTTGACTGCGGTGGTACATGGATGAAAGTAGTATTTAATGTATGCAGACAATTGAATATGAGTATGCCTGTTCCTGTTATGTGTTCGCGCGGAAGATATAATAAAGGATATAATCCTACGCGCACTATAGGCAAGATTGGTGAAAACTGGTTTAAAACAAAATTTGTTAATATGGATGATGGCCAAGTAATTGTGCATAATTCAGATATATGGCGCATGAGATATCAAAAGGCTTTTTTAAGCGCACCGGGTGCACCGGGTAGTATATCGATTTATGGAAAGGAGAAAAAACAGCACAAGAAATTAGCCGAACATATTTGTTCGGAAATATTAACAGAGTTCGTGCGCGGTGATGTACATGATTATTATACATGGGATTTGCGCGTAGGTTATAAAAATGACTTATTAGATGCTGGCGTTATTGCATATGTTGCATCACAGGTTGCAGGGTCAAGTGTGATTTGCGGTAATTTGGAAAGGAATAAACAAATAAGAAAACGTCAAAATATAGCTAAGAAACATAAAGGTAAAGTGAGTTATAATTAGGAGTTATTATTATGAGTTATGACAATTGGAAAACTCTTCCACCTGAATACTGGGAGAATGATAATTTTATTGATGATGATGATGATGATGATGATAATGATGATTTTTATTTAGAAATAGATTATGATGAAGATTATGAATGCGATAGAGCAATGAATGAAGCGGGGTTATAATATGGCAGAAGTAAAGAGAAGAGGACGTCCGAAAAAAAAGAATCAAGAAAATAATACTACAATTATAGAGACAGATAAAAAAATAGAAAATCCAGCGGATATATTATCTACGCGTACAAAAAAGCTTTGTAAAGTATGTGGCAAAGAAACAAAAATATATAAAGTGAAAGATAGATTAAAATATATAAAAGAATATTCAATTTGTCCATTTTGCGAGGGTTTTTTTATAGAAAAAATTGAAAAATAATAAAAAAATAATTGTTATATAGCACTATGTATTGTATATTAAATAATAGAATTCTATTGTAAATACAATATATGGTGTTTTTTTTATGGCGTTAAAAACTACTTTAGCACAAATTGAAGAAGTGCAAGATGCTATCACAGCCGTTTTAAATAATCAATCTTATAGTTTAGATGGGCGTAGTGTGACAAGAGCAAACTTACAGGCATTAACAGAAAGAGAAGAAATATTACTCGCGCGATATAATCGTGAGACGCGGAAGAATAGACCGCGCGTAAGTCAGGCTAATATGGATATACGGGAAAATGATCAAATCGTAAATACGAGTGACTTAACATGATAAAAAATAAATTAGCTTTATTAGATCAATATGGTAAGGTTATGAAATTGGGATATGATGCGACTCAACGTAAAGCAGCCAGACGCGCGCCGCGCGTAGCTATTAAAAGTGAAGACGATGAGCTTGGAAAATATGACCGTCAGAAATTAATAGCAACATCAAAAGACCAAGTTCGTAATATAGCTTTAGTATCATGGATGTACAGAAAACATCTTGATTATGTTAGCCAATTTACATTTCATGCTATGACTGGTAATGCTCGGAAAGATAAAATCCTTGAAAATCTATGGCGTGAATATAGTAAAAAAACTAATTGTGATATAGCGCGCAGACATTCGCTTAATAGAATAATAAGAATGTTTGAGGCTGGAAAAGTTATTGATGGTGATTGTGGTTTATATAAAGTTAATAATGGTAAATTGCAGGGCATAGAGGGCGCGCGTATAGCAAAGCCTGATAGAAAAAAACCAACTGATAAAACAAAAATAGAAAAAATAAACGATCATGGCTTGATTTTAGATCAATATGGAGCTGTTGATAAATATTCTATTACTACTTTAGATAATGGAACTAAGCTTTTTGAGAAATTTATTACATATGATAATTTAATCTTCGATGGCTATTTCAGTCGTTTTAACCAAACGCGCGGAATATCACCACTGGCATCAGCATTAAATATTTTTCAGGATTTATATGAAGCTACTGAATATGCATTAATTAAAGCTAAGATTCATGCTATGTTTGGTGTTGCTATAATGTCTGATACTGTAAGTAGCGAAGGTGATGGTTTCTATAATTATGATTCTGTAACAGGAACTACACCAACAAGTGACACGCAAGAAAATGGTTATCAGTTTGATTTAAAATATGGTTTAAAATTAGAATTAGAGCCTGGTGATAAAATAGATACAATAGAAAGTAAAACACCGAGTACAGAATTTAAAGAATATACTGAATTAATGATTAGAATCGGTATGCTTGCGCTTGATATTCCGTATACATTTTATAATTCATCAGGTGCTAATTTTTCATCTATGAAACAAGATCGTGTTGAATATGAATTAAGCGCAAAAAGTAAAAAGGAAGCGAATCAAGAAGCATTAAATATGGTTGCTGATTGGAAGCACCAAGAATGGATTGATAAAGGTTTATTAAAAGGATTTAGTAACGCTAATGAAATTAAATATAACTGGCGCGCGAGTGGACAACCGTGGCTTGAAGAATTAAAAGAAATAGATGCTGCTGCTAAACGTATTGATGTAGGTTTATCAAGTAGACAACTTGAAGCGAAAAAACGTGGTTTAGATTGGTACGAGTTAATGGAACAGCGCAAAGAAGAAGATGACTATATAAAAGCAAATGATATAATAATCACATCTGGAGCTCCAGGGCAATCCAGTATACAAGAAAGGGAATCAAATGTTGAATCTAGCGAAGAATGAAGATAAATGGTTGATGTCTTCTTTCATGTTTGGGAAGCCATTGAGCGTTAATCGCAAGAAAGGTATTATCGAAGGCGTTTCAGTAAACAGTAAAGGGGAGGCTAAAGGACACGGTGTCTTTTTAGATGATGAGTTTATTGATAATGTAGTATTGCAAGGTAATGAAAAAAAACAAGGTTTAAAAGTTCGTTTTGGACATCCGAATATGTCAAGTACTGCACTTGGTACATTTCTTGGTCGCGTTAAAAATTTTAGGCGTGTTGGTGATCAGGCAAAAGCTGATCTATTTCTTAGTAATTCTGCTAAAGAAACTCCTCACGGCAACTTATATGATTACGTTTTAAATCTAGCTGAAAATGAAGCAGATATGTTTGGTATGTCAATAGTTTTTGAACGCGGTAAAGTATATCAGCGCGATAAAGAAGGTAAAAAGATTTTTGAAGGATTAAATGGAGAGGAAAAAGTATTCATAGAATTAGATAAATTATTAGCAAGTGATTTAGTTGATAATCCGGCAGCGAATGAAAATGGTTTATTTAGTGCATTTAATCAAGCCACTTTTGCTGGACAAGTGACAGAGTTTTTAGATTTACATCCACATGTATTTAATTTAGTGGAAAATAATCCTGATATAATAGATAAATTTATGGACAAATATAATAAATATTTAAAAATTAAAAATGGAGCATTCATAATGTCAGAAGATGTTAAAAATGAAGTGTTAGAAGAGGTTGAAGAAAAAGAAGAGCTTGAAGCTATTCAAGAAGAAGTTGAACAGTTAGAAACTAATATTACAGAAGAAGTATTAGAAGAACTTACAGAAGGGCAAGAAAAAATCAAGGTAGAACTTGATGTCATTGAAAAAGATGTTGCGCAAGAAGCAATTGAAAGTTTTAAAGCTTTTGCTTTAGAAAATAGTTTTGAATTTGCATGTGAACATTATGGTAAATCGGAAATAGAAATATTGAAAATAAAAAACACACAATTAGAAGAAGAAAATAAAAAATTAAAAACTGAAACAGCAGATGCTATAACTTTTAGTGAAGAAGAAGAAGTAGAACAAGATATTAATGTTATTGTTGAAAATTATAAAAAAGATGGATTATCAGCTTCTGATGCTTGGAGAAAAGCACATAAAGAACATTCTGATTTAATTAATAAATAATTTGAAAAAAAATAGGAGAATTGAATAATGCCTAATAGTTACACAGACAAACACAAGACAATTGTTTCAGGAGAAGCACTTGAACCAAACAGACTTGTCAGGCTTGACGCTTCACAAGAACTTGTTTATGCAGACGCAGGAGAAGACTTTGTTGGTCAAACTATTGCTTATACAGCAAGTGGATCACCTGCAACAATTAAACTTTCTAATGATAGTGGTACTTTTTTAGTTGAATCAGCAGGCGCAATCACAGCAGGCGCAAGTCTTTATACTGCTAATGATGGCAAAATTGATGATACAGCATCTGGAGATATTATTGGAGAAGCTTTAGAAGCAGCTAGTGGTGCAGCAGTATTAACAGAGTTTGTATTAACCAGTGCAAGTGATAATAGTTTAATACAGGGGATTACACCTGGTACAGTTTTAGCAAGTAAAGCTGTTATTGTAGATGCTAGTAAAGATATTGCAGGATTTAATGATATTTCGTGTGCAGGTTTAACATCTTCAGATTTAACTGCAACAACAGTTGTTTTATCAAGTGCTGCTAAAAAATTAGAATCTTCTGGTGTTACACCGACAGAATTAAATTTTCTTGATGGAGCTACAGCAGGAACACAGGTTGCAAGCAAAGCAGTTATAGCTGATGCTAATATCAATACAGGAGTTTCTAAGGTAACTGAACTTCATATAGGAGCAACTGGAGCTGAAACTCAGGTTACTTCAACAGCTGCAGAGCTTAATCTTTTAGATGGAGCAACAGCCGGAACTCAAGTTGCTAGTGTAGCAGTTATAGCTGATGCTAATATTAATACTGGAGTTTCTAAAGTAACTGAACTTCATATAGGAGCAACTGGAGCTGAAACTCAGGTTACTTCAACAGCTGCAGAGCTTAATCTTTTAGATGGAGCAACAGCCGGAACACAAGTTGCTAGTGTAGCAGTTATAGCTGATGCTAATATCAATACTGGAGTTTCTAAAGTAACTGAACTTCATATAGGAGCAACTGGAGCTGAAACTCAGGTTACTTCAACAGGAGCTGAATTAAATTATTGTGATGTTACTCCTGGTACTCAGGCTGCTTCAAAAGCAGTCGTAGCTGATGCAAATGTTAATACAGGGATATCTAAAGTAACTGAACTTCATATAGGAGCAACTGGAGCTGAAACTCAGGTTACAGCAACTGGAGCTGAATTAAATCTTGTTGATGGTTTTGTTGCACCTGCTGCTAAAGGTGTAAGTCTTAAAAAACTTGTTACAATTCCGTTTTTATATTCAGATCAAAGTGGTTCTGGTGCTTGGGATTCAAGTGTGACTATCCCCGATAATTGTATTATAACAAGAGCATGGTATGATGTTGCTGTTACTTTTGGAGGCGATGGTGATGATAGTTCCACTATAGCAATCAGTGTTGAAGGTGCGAATGATATTATATCAGCATTGGCCATTAATAATGGTTCTAATATTTGGGATGCTGGCTTACATGATGCAATTCCACAAGGTGATGATCCCGCTACATTTGTTAAAACATCTGCAGCCAGAAATGTCACTATTACAGTTGCAATTAATGCAACAGATACAGCACTTGATCAAGGTTCAATGATGCTTTTCTTAGAATATGTACAATCAATTTAATATTAACAGAGTTTAATAAAACATACCAGATGGTAAAAAAAACAATAGGAGAATGAGAATAATGCCTAATAGTTACACAGACAAACACAAAACTTTTACAGCTGGTGAAGCATTACCTGCTAATAGAGTTGTTAAATTGTCAGCTGCACAAACAGTAATGTTTGCAGATGATGAAGAAGTGGTAGAAGCAATAGGAGTTACAATTGGTGCAGCTGCAAACGGCGAAGCAGTTGAAGTTAAGTTATTTAATGACGGTGGAACATTCGTAATTGAAAGTTCCGCAGATGTAACCGCAGCTGGTATTGTTACTATCGAAAATGATGGTAAAATAAGTGATGATGGTACGTTAGCATTAGGATATGCTATAGAAGCTGGAACAGGCTCAGGAGTTATGATTGAAGTAGTAGTAACAAAAGTATAAAAAATATAATATAAAGGAATTATAATATGCAAGTATCAAGTTCAGCAACAATTAGAATGGATCTAATGGACGCAGTAAGAGAGTATGGTAATGGACTGGATCGTCAGTTTATGGCAACAGATATTCTTCCAATAGCCGGAACACAGTTTCAAAGTGGAAGTTTTGGTAAACTCCCAATTGAAAATTTAACTGATCAGTCTACAGCTGGTAAAAGAGCTCCAGGAAGTGGATATAATAGACAGCAGTCAGAAATAGAAACAGATAATTATACATGTGAAGAATATGGTTTTGAAGAACCGATTGATGATGGCGAAGCAAAACGCATGGGTATTTATTTTGATGCTGAATTAGCAGCAACACAGATTAATGAATTCAGATTGCGCAGAGCGCAGGAAGTAAGAGCAGCAGCTTTATTATTCAATGCTTCAAATTTTTCTGGTTATACTGCTAGTGTAAGTACAGAATGGAGTAATGCCGCTGGTACACCTTACACTGACATTCAGGATACTATTTTAACTATTAAACAGAACGTTGGCGGAGTATTAGACGGCGAATTATGTTTAGCATGTTCTGAAAAAGTATTCAGAAATATTGTACAGACAACTGAGTTTAAAGGTATGCGCGGTGGTGGTGATGGTTCTAATATGGATAAAGTTGTACCTACATCAGTTGATGCTGCAAGAATTTTAGGTATTGATAATATATTCTATTCAGCCGCACAGAATGCATCAGCAAATATTTGGGATGATGAATATGCATTATTGTATGTTCGTTCACAGTCTCCAATATTAAGCTCAAGTATGCAGCTTGGACGTTCATTTTTATGGACACAGGATACTTCATCTAATGTATTAATTGAATCTTATCGTGATGAAGCTGTTAGATCTAATATAATTAGATGTAGACAGTATATCGATGAAAAAGTATTCAATTACGCTGCTGGATATCTTTTCTCTAATGTCTCAGCATAATAACCTCCCTGCCTAGAGCAGCCCAAGGCGCAGTTTTATATTGCGCCTTTTTTTTGTTTAAATAATAAAAATAATTGTTATTGTATACTATATGCAGTATATTAATTAATAGAATAATAAACTTTTTACAATATGTTGTATTATGGCTTTAGATTTAGATATACTAAGTGATGATTTAGATTATATTATTAGCGACTTACCGATTACCGTTACTATCGGTGGCACTTCTTATACCGGCACAAAAACAAGAATGACAAAAGAACAATTATATACTGATTATGGATTTGGCAATGAATATGATTTTTCAGTGATTTTAAATCTAACTGCTTTAAGTAGTGAGCCAGCTATCAAAACACTAGTTACTATTAATAGTGTAGATTATATTATACTTGATAAAGATATAGATTCAGCAGATCAAAAAATCGAATTACATCTAGGTAGTGAATTTAACAATTATGGTTAATAAATAATGGCAAGCATAAAACCCGAAATAGCTTTTACTAAAGCAAGTCAGCGTGAATTTAATAATGCGCTCAAACACGTATCAAATGTGCGCAAAAAAGCTGTACCTGGGTTATTAAAAAAAAGTGCGTTATGGTTTATACAGTCTGCTACTAAAATGACACCTAAATCAAAATTAAAAAGAAAGTATAAAAGAATATCACGCAAAAGTATGATGTTTCAAAAGCGTGGTTATATATGGAAGATCGAAGCATGGCGCAATAATAAGAAACATTTTTTATATGCAAAATCAGACACCTCGCGCAATGCGAAAAAGAAGATTAGTTATAGTGGAGCAGCAAAAGCTGGATGGTGGGGCGCAAAAGGTAAACTTGGTAAAACCGCAGTAGTACCGGGAACAAATAAATCTGGGTTATCAGCAGTAGCACGCAAAACAAGTTTGGTTATTAATAAATCAAGGAGCACGCGCAATCCTTATATAATTATAGGTAACAACATTGATTATATTCGAAAGATTGGTAAAAATATAGTTGGGTTATCATTGCGTAAAACTGCGCGTAGATTAATTGGCGATATGGAACGTAAATTAAAAAGAAAACTGGAGCGTAGTTTTAGATAATGGCAGGACAGTTACAATTGGAAGAAAAACTGGAAACAGGCTGGAATACCTTATTAACAGCTAATGCATATATTACCGCGCAGTCAATAACCGTTAAAAATTGGCATGATGCAAGTGTTACGCGCGGAGTACAAAACCAAGTAGTTATACATATCCGTCCAGTTGTTAATGAGTTTCCAAACAGTACATTATATATGGCTGATTGTGAAATTCACGCGGTAACTTATTCCGCAAATGATAAAGATTTAACTGATTTAACAGATTTATACCAAGCCTGTTTATATACCTTGCAAAATGCCACAAATGCCACATTAGGTACAGCTGCAAGTTTGACAGTAAACGGTATTACATTATTAGAATCAGGCGAAGAGTTTTTAGAAGATGATGAAGCATATCAAGCTTTTATTATTAATTTCCAATGTCATATACAAGCATAAACACCTAAAGGAGAATGATTTATGGCAACATATCAATTTGGAGCAGTAGGCGCAACAAATATTGCGGAAGGAACATATGGATTTTTACAGAATTTTAGCACGAGCTACTCATCAGATGAAGCAACAGCACAAAATGCAGCTGGCGATGTAGCAGCACAGACAATTTTTAATGAAGTAACAGAAGTAACATGTGAATATGTTTATGATACAACAACATCATTGCCAGTTATCGGAGCTACTATTACAGTAGGCGCAACAGATAAATATACTGTAATGTCAGTTGAAGAAACTGAAAGTAATACAGAATATACACGCGCAAGTATCACAATGAAACGTTACACAGCAGTAGGAATACCAACAAACTCATAATATCATGAAAAATAAATTACAAGAATTACAAACTCATAAAGATTTAGATTGTGAAACATTAAATTGTTTAGGTGGCAATGTTGTTATTAATAATATTACAATTCCACCACCTACAACAGCGGTTTTATCTTTATTAGAAATGGTAGAAAGCCCCTTTGTAGTTGGTTTTTCTAAAGTTGAAGATATAAAATTAAGACATATAAATGAAGCATTATATATATTAAAATATAGAGAACAAGCTGTAAATGAATTATTCGACATTATAAGGTTTGAAAAAATAGCTGAAAAAAACGCAGATTTTTTTAAAGAATATTTAAATAGCTTAAATTATAATAAATTTTCAAATAATGTTTATAAATTTGCTGAATCTTTAGGTATTTTTAATACTTTAGAAACAATATTACTAATTCAAGATTACATAAATACTTGTTATAATGCTTTTAATATGTTGCCTGAAAAAAAGGAACAATCCCAAGCAAAAAAAAAAGAAATTTTGACGCAGAATGGATAGCGTTCATAGTAAATCAAGTTCAAAAAACATCAAATTTAACTGATTTTGAAATAAAATGGCGCATATCTTTTGCAATGATTGCTTTTTATATTATAGAATACTTAAAGCAAAACGGAGTAAAAGGAATTGAGAAACCTAAAAATTATGCTGAAATTTTAAAACAAAAACGCGAAGAAAAAATAAGGATTTAGAATATGCCCAAAGCAGAATTACAAGCTAAAATAACAGCTAATGCTGCTGATTTTAATAAAGGGATTAACTCTGCAAAAAAGAAAGTAAAGGGTTTAAATACTTCTTTCCGTGGCATGAAAACAACAATTGCAGGTGGTTTTTTAGGTGTATTAGCCATTCAAGCTGTTAAATTAGCTGGAAATATGGAGCAAACAGAAATTGCATTTGAAAGTTTTACCGGAAGTGCTGAAAAAGCAAAAAATGTCATGAGTGAGTTATTAGAATTTTCAACGGTTACACCTTTTGATCCGGATCAAGTATTAAAAGCTGGAAAAGCTTTATTGGCATTTGGAATAAAGCAAAATCAGTTAAAACATACATTGCGTATTGTTGGTGATATTGCATCTGGTACAGGCAAAGATTTTAACGAATTAGCTCTTATATTTGGTAAAGCTAAAACCGCTGGACGCGTTATGACAGAGGATTTAAACCAATTAACAGAAGCAGGAATACCTATTATTTCCGAATTTGCTAAAATGTTTGGAGTTGCTGAATCTGAAATTAGAAATATGGCAAGTAGTGGCAAAATCCATTTTGAACATTTATTAAAAGCTTTTGAGAATATGTCTGGCAACGGTGGAATGTTTTTTAACTTGATGGAAAAGCAAAGTGAGTCTTTTAATGGCAAAATGTCAACATTAATAGGAAATATAAAGCTAATTGGCGTATCAATAGGAAAATATTTATTACCGCCATTGCAATTAATTATTGATAAAATGTTAGGCGTTATGGGTGCAATATCTGACATTAAAAAAAGTGCAGGAATTAGTAAAAAAATAGGGGCAACAGGTAAATTAGTTAATAAAACTTTTTTAGAAGATATTATAGACCAGCCTTTTAGAGCACTATTAGGACAAGGAGCAGTTGATAAAGTTAATAAAATGTCTGGTGAAGTATTATCTATTCCTGCTGATCCAGCTGCAATAAAAGGTATAATGTTAAATAGAGCAAAAATGGATGCAGCCAAAACATTACCACGGGAGTTAATGGCACAATTAAATTATAATAAAGGAGATGATCAAGTAGAAAAAGCTATTAAAGGTTTTGAAAAACAATTTAATGTCAGTGTAAGAGAAATTGAACGTAAATTAGACCAGGTAGGAGCTTTGCAATAATATGAGTTTATTCGGCAATTGGACAGAGGAACATGGATCACCGCAAATAGCAGAAGATAGTTCTGGTGCAACAATCACTCATACTTATTTTGCAACATGGGAGAATGTATGGGCGGGTTTACCAGAACAACGCTCCAGTTATCCTAACTCAACATTAATAGGCACTAATAAATATAATGATTTAATTTTAAGTCATCATACTATAGTATCAATGCATGGTGGCGAACGCGCGCGGATAGGTTTAATATATCGACCTAAAGAGGTAGCAAGTGGTAGCGGTTTATCGTTTGGACGTCAAGAAGCAGAACAAGTTAATACTATGACAATCGGAACTATCGAAGCACCGATTGAAAACGCAAGCGGTTATAAGACTAAATGGAATTATGATTTATATGCAAAAACTTCCGGCGCGTCAACTCCAGGATGGTGGTCTGCGGCAACTGATAGAACAGATGCAGACGGCGCAACATATTTATGGAGTAAAATTAATCCTGGTAAAATATACTATAAAATAGAAGATAAAATAAAGCCAGGACGCGAAAGTTATTTTATTCCGGCTCCTATAGCGCAAGAAAGAACATCTTATAAAAAACAATCAAGCGCGAATAGTGCTGCATCATCTGCTGGATCAATAGGAACACCAAGTAATAAATTTGGAATTATTGGCGGTACTTGGCTCGTTGTGTCCACTAATATTTATTTTGAGGATAGAATGTGGATTGTCGAAAAGGAATATCAACATGATCCAAATATATGGGATACAGATTTATATAGTTAATTATGGCAAATTTACCAAAAAAATTTAATCGCGGAGAAATGTTAGCAGCAAAAGATATTAATCTGATTTCAAATGCAATACGAGAAAATCATATCGTAGGTGATGGTAAGACAATTAAAGTTACGCGCAGTTCTGGTGGTACTACTATTTCCTATATCGGTGGAGATAATGAAAATATTGATAATAGTGAAAGCTACGAAGGTTATTTTTTAGCGACTAATACAAGTAGTGGAGCGACTCAAAAAGTTACTATTGCAGAAGGTCAAACAATAATTAATAATCAATTATTTAATATTAGTGAAGAAGAATTTACTATTACCGATACATCATATATATATTTATATACTACATACGAATCACCAATAACAGATGATGAAGGTACTGTTACTACTGCTGGTTTTGTAGATACTCCTATTTTATATAAAACGACTTCAAAATTAACATATGAAGCTGGTACATTTTTTAATTTAATTGTTGAAATAGAATATTCTAATAGCATTATTACTAATATAATTCAACAAGCACACGGACAAATTAATGGTTTTATATTAGCTGGATTATTAGATGCATTAGATGAAGATTTAGCAGCTTTAGCAGATGCAGATGCAGAAGGTTCCGGTGATGGTTCTGGATATAATTCAAGTTCTAACCAACGCAGATTGGATGATATGGCTGCAGATACACGTTATGCAGCTATTACATCTTGTACTGGTGGTCGTAATTGTGTTACCGGAGGAAGATTAAAACTTACTGGTTCATCTTATGCAGAAGTTCAAGCATTAGTGGATGGTTTAGATGCTGATACAGAATGTGGTAATATTAGTGGTATGACGGGAACATCTTGCGGCGATCCTTGGATTGTACAGCCTACAACTTCTTATAATGGTACAGATTGGTTCGCAGAGGTTTATATTGGTTGTTGTGGTGCTGTTTCTGCTGATGAAGAATCTGTAGGGTCTGATTGTTTAAATGGCGAAAATTGTTATGATACTCAAATAGAATATGAATATGCAGATTGGAATAGCGCATTCCAAGCTAAAACAGAGTTATTAAGTTCTTTAGATGCTGTATGTATAGGACAAAATTTTGATAATGGAGCTTGTGGTTCTAAAGAATTAGAAGCAGGTGAAGCCTATAAAATTGAATCTTTAGGGACAACAGGATGGAAATTAACAATATATGCATGTTGCGAAACTAGCCCTGGTGAAGATCCACCAGTGTCAGTACAAGATTGGAAATGTACTATAACAATAACAGATGGTAGTTTTGCTGGTACATATATAAAATATTTAAGTGATGAACAGTATAGCAATAATTTTGAATGGTCAGCTGGCGGTGCTCATGTTTCTCAAAGTCTAGTTAGTAATCAATTTACTGTATATTTTAATTATAGTAGCTGGCCTGATGCAACGACTTGGGCATGGTATGAACTTTCGATGCATCCAGACGGAGGATTAGGAGAATTAGATAATAATGGTGGCTATGATGGAAATACTGTTTCAGTTACATGGGAAGAATTATAAGGTATATTATGATATTTACAAAATTGATAGATAAAAATAAAATAAAAATATTACATACATATAATGATATTATTGAAAAAATATATCCAGAGTTAAAATTATATTTAAAAAATAATATATGTTGTGATTTAAGATATAAAGAAAATCTGCGCGTATTATCTGCTATATGTATGTTGGGCGGTAAAAATAGAAATTTAAAACCTTTAATATCTGCAACATCTAAGGATTTTATAACTCAACTTACTAATATTGAGAATAAAAATATAATTCCATTAGACACTATTTTTCAAATACCAAAACCTATTGTAAGACAATGTTTAGATTGTACAAAAGAACATATAGCAAAAGCAGTTATCTGGTTGATACAATATAAAAAAGATGATAAATTATATAGTGAAGATTATTGGTTAGCTATAGGTGAATTAGGACACGCAGAAATGGAATGCATAGAAATAAATAAAGATTTATCAAAAGCAATAAGAATTGAAAAAAGAAAATTAATTGAAAATAAAAACGCTAAAATTGATTTAATACAATTTTTAAAATAAGGATTAAAAATGGCAACAAGAGATATTATTACATATGTCAGAGTTGAAGCATCTGAAAGTTATTTAACTGATAAAGATAATAATCTTTTGCTATCTCCTAAATATCCAGTAATATATTATACCGAAAATCCACAAATTAAGATTAGACCATTGCAAGCAGATGGTACACCTTATGCATTATCAGACTTTAGTGGTTATGAATCGTGGGAATTTGGCATAGATAATGATTGGGATCAAGATACTACACCAGTTGTATATGCACAATCTACAACGACCACATTCACAGTTCAAGAAGTTGTAGTAGGTAGTACAACATACGTTGAAATTCAATTTCTAGCAGATGCAAATACATCAGCTTTTGAAAGTGATATAGGTACAGAAAAAGAAATCAGAACAGGCGTATATGCTGAATTATGCGCGTTTAATTCAGGTACTATAACACCACAATTAATTATTCAATTTCCTTTTATATTGCGCAATAAATTAGTTGATGTTTCAGGCGGTATACCATCTGGTACCATTGATAATTATTATACAAAATCGCAATCCGATACAATTTTTGAAAAAAAAGTAAAAACATCACAAGTAACTATTACTGATGATAGCGCGAATAACATTAATTTAGGGTCAACAGTTTTTTATCGTAGTATTTCTATTGAAGGTGTTATACAGGATAGTTCTAGTAATTATAATCGTATTACTGGATATATTACTCATGATGGTACTATTGCTACTGCTTATATTGAACAGGATGATATGGGCGGAACAATGATTAGTACATTAACATATACAGCTGATATAAGCAATAGTAGTATGAGATTAATTATTACCGCAGCAAGTGTTGGCGTTAACTGCACAATGATGTGGGGAATAACTAATTATACAGCTGATTCTAATTATACTTTCTTGCCAACTGAAATAAGTGGGTTAATTGCGTGGTGGGATGCCTCACAAATTACAGATTTAAATAATAATGATGATGTTACAACTTGGATTGATGTAACTGGTGTTTATAGTGCTACACAATCAACAGCGAGTAAAAAACCGCATTATAAAACTAATCAAATTAACAGTTTAGCGGCTATTGATTTTGAAGCTGATGACTCACAATATCTAATTACAACTATTCCACCTAGTGCGGATAAAACAGTATTTATAGTTTTTACTTGTGAGTCTCTGGATGACAGAGTATTAATGGGATCAATAGAAAGTGCAGACGATTCATTTCTCGGAATTGAAACAGCAACAGATAAACTTGCAGGCGGAGTTAGTACAGATGATATAACAACTATACTTGGAACAACAACAATTGCAACAGACGGAACAGCTTATATCGGGATGCTAAAATACAACGGATCTAATGTAAATCTTGCGCTTGACGGTACAGTGGAATATGCAGGAGCACAGGCTGCCGAAGTTTCAAATACAGAAGTTGAATATATTGGTGCATTAAATACTGACGCTTCTCCAGGATCTTATTGGGACGGATTGATTGGTGAGATAATATTATTCAATACATCTTTGTCAAGCGTAGATACAGCCAATATTATAGCATATCTACAAAATAAATGGAGTATAAGCTAATGAGCGAAAAACAAATAAATTATGATGTTTCAATAACTGGTTTGACTGCAAGTAGAGTTTTAACAACAGATGCAAATAAAGTACTTACTAGCAGTACAATAACAACTACCGAGCTTGAAGCAATTGGAGGTGGTACACCTGGAGTTGTTACTGCAAGTAAAAACGTTATAGTAGATTCCAATAAAGATATAGGAGATTTTAGAAATCTTGATGCAGTTAATATTGATGCAGGAGTATCAGGAACAGCTGGAACGGTTGATATATTTCCTACAACCGCAAGCAAAGGTAAGTTGATTTTATCAGCAACTGATAATACAGGTGATACTAATGTTACAATAACTAATGCAGCACATGGACAAGCAACAGTATTAACGATTCCTGATAGCGGCTTAGCTACTAGTTATATAGCACAATCTACATCAGCTTTAACTGTTGCAGAAGTTGATGTATTAGATGGAGCAACAGCCGGAACTCAAGTTGCTAGTAAAGCAGTAGTAGCTGATGCTAATATTAATACTGGAGTTTCTAAGGTAACTGAACTTCATATAGGAGCAACCGGAGCTGAAACTCAAGTTACTTCAACAGCAGCAGAATTGAATTTACTTGACGCTAAAACATTAAGCGGTTCAGATACTTCAATAATAACTGGTACAGCAGGCACAAATGGGAAATGTGCACAATGGAATGCAGACGGCGATATTGTAGATGGACAGACTATTCCAGCAAGTGATATAGTAGGGTTAACTGATTCACAGGCATTATCAAATAAAACTTTAACAAGTCCAATAATTAATGTAACATCAGATGCACATGGCGATGTTTATTTTCGTAATACAAGTGGAGGATTTTCAAGACTTGCACCAGGTACAAGCGGGAAATTTCTAAAAACACAAGGTGCTGCGGCAGATCCATTATGGGATACACCAGCGGGTTCTGGTGATACAATCTCTCCTGGTACCAATACAGATTTATATATCCCGAATTGGAACGGCGCGGATTCAAAAACTCTTGCGGACGGTCATGCTTTTTTAGATGAAGATGCAATGGGTAGTGATAGTGCAACTGGTATTGCTTCACAACAATCAATTAAAGCATATGTTGATGGATTAAAAGCTGATTATGATACAATATATGTAGATGCTGGAGCAATGACACCGTGCACAACTAACGGTGCGGCAACAGGAACAAATGAATATGCGACTAATGATATTGAGTGGGATTATTTCGCTTTTGATGGCGGGGCAACAGAAGAAAGAATACAGTTTAAATTAGCTTTACCAGATGGATGGGATTTAGGAACAATAAAAGTAAAATTCTATTGGTCGAGTGCGACAAGTTCAACCGCTGGTGATACAGTCGAATGGGGAATTAAAGCCGGAGCATTAGCTGATTCAGATGCAATTGATACCGCGCTTGGAACACCGCAAGTAATAAGCGATGCACTTCTTGCAAACAATGGTACTGATTTACAAATATCTCCGGCAACACCTGCATTAACAATAGCTGGAACTCCGGCATTAGGTGAACTTATAACATTCGAAATATATAGAAATACGGACGGTACGGACGATATGACAGAAGATGCATGGCTACTAGGTGTATCTATTCAATATAAGAAATTAGCAACAGCAACAGCAATTTGGTAAAATAATAAAAATAAAGGATTGAATTATGGCAATGGATATTGGAAGCACACAAGCATTAATCGCAACTGATGAAACTGTTACAGCTGCAAGTACATCAACACAAGGTGCTGAATTTACAGCGGTTGAAATTAATACAAAAGAACGCAAAAACGGAACAGTTTTCTTTTATGTAAAAGGCGGTAATGCAAGCGCAACAGGAAATTTAATATTTACATTGCAGCATTCACCAGATGCAGATCGTGGAAGCGGTTCTTCAAATTGGTATGATCTACCGACAAAGACTATAACTTTAAGTGGAACAAGCGTTATCAATGATACTACAGCAAGTTTTAAACTTAATCTTTTGGGATATGCTTTTATTCGTTTGAAATCAATTGAGAATACAGATGCTTCATATACAGCCGAGGCAAACGTCGCAATCTATATGGAGGGTTAAATAATGGGTATTTATAACGACTCAGGAATATTTGAAAGTACAATAAGTGCCGCTGCCGTTGATGCTAATACAACACATAGAAGTTCAGACGGAACAGATCATAGTTATATAAATCAGGACGTTACAAACGGAGCAACTCCAGCATTTACGAATACAAATTTTACAGAAGCAACGGATAAGAATTATGTTACTGATGCACAGGCAACAGTTATCGGAAATACAAGCGGAACAAATACTGGCGATGTAGTACCAACTCAGATTGTTACAGTTTCAAAAGTTAGTGGTGGCGATTTCACAACTATTCAAGGTGCTATAAATTCTATTAGCGATAATGCAACAGGAAAAAGATATTCAATTTTAATTTATCCCGGAGTTTATACCGAAGATGTTGTTATGGAAGACTGGGTTTCATTAATTGGCTTGGGAAATCCAAGTAATACAATTATAAATGGAACTAATTCCGCGCCATTAGTTACATTTGATACTGATAGTTCAACAAGTAGTATTGAAAATATCAGTATGATGCTTGCACCAACAACAGATGCACAAAGTATGGTTTTAATGACAAACGGCAAACATAGATTTAAAAATTGCTCCTGGGTTTTAAGTTCTTCAACTCAGGATATTGGAGCAACTGTAATTAATCAAAGCGGCGGCACTCTATATCTTGACGATTGTAATTTAACTTATACAATGTCTGCAACTGCAAGTACAGGCGCGAAAGAACATATATTCTTAAATTTAAGCGGTACACATACTACAGAAATTCATGGTATAATTAGATCAAATGTTACTATATCCGATACTGATGATAATTTTACTTATATAAAAGAAGTTGGAACAACAACATATCTTAATATTCGCAGAATTGATACTACAATGGCAGCGGCAAATGCAAGCCATACAGGAACGTTTACATTTTTAAATACAACAGCAGTAGGTATTGCCAATACAAGAGAAATAGAGATTTGTCATATTGACATGAAAAATTCTTCAACTCTTGCAAATACCGCTAATTTTATAGTAATAGATTCGACAAGCAATGCAGGTGTTATTTATTCAACTGGTAACGTAGTTAATATTGATAGTTTTGGATTAGATTATTTTACTAATATTGCGTCAGGCGATGAAGTAATTTCAAGCTTTGATAAGATTTCTACATCGGTAGAAAAAAGAGGAGCAGGAACGCTTTCATATTGTCATACAGAATCCGCAGGCGAACTTCATGTTCAGAATGTAGATATTACAGACGAACTTCATATAAATGCTGATGCTACCGCATTAGTTGCAGGGATTAATGATCAATCAATTGATGTAATAGTGCAAACAACAGGATCAACAGGCGGCGATTATCATGTAATGGATGTTGCAGTAGGCGGTACTGGTTTGACTGAAGTATGCGCAATTGGAACAGGTGCAGGCGTAATTCCAATAGATCAGAGAATAAGTGTATTTACAGAAGATGTAGCACAATGGTATGATCTAAGTTTAACAACATATCACGATGTAACTGGCGGATTTGGCGGTGCGGATATATTAACAGGAGATAACGATATCCTTTATATCGGTGATGCTGCAGAATTTAACGAAGTGCAAGTTATACTCGCAACTTCATCTATTCAAAATTTAAGATTTAATTTTCAATATTGGAACGGTGCTTGGGTTACATTACCTGGTATTCAAGATGATACAAACGGTTTTATACAGAATGGATCATGGCGAATTGAACCGCCTGCGGATTGGGCAACTACAACAGTAAACAGTTTAACAAAATATTTTATCAGAGCGACAAGAACAAGAAACAATATTGCTGTTAATCCTGTTCCGACAACGTTAAAAGTATCTTCTAATACAACTTATAAATGGGATGAAAACGGCGATTTAAACCTTAGAGATATAACTTGCGAAAGTATAACAGCAACAGACGGTGTTTATAGATCAATGTATATCGATGCTGGCGCAATGGTAAGCTGTACAACTAACGGCGCGGCTACCGGAACTAATGAATACGGAACAAATGATATAGAGTTTGATTACTTCGCATTTGACGGCGGAGCAACAGAAGAAAGAGTACAATTCAAAATGAATATGCCAGACGAATGGGATCTAGGAACTATCAAAGCAAAATTTTATTGGAGTTCTGCAACTAGTTCGACTGCAAATGACACTGTCGAATGGGCGATAAAAGCCGGAGCACTTGCAGATAGTGATGCAATAGATACCGCGCTCGGAACACCCGTTGTTATTAGTGATACGCTTTTGGCAAATAACGGAACTGATTTACAAATATCTCCGGCAACTCCTGCATTAACAATCGCAGGAACTCCGGCATTAGGTGAATTAACTGCTTTTGAGGTATACAGAAATACTGATGGTACAGACGATATGACAGAAGATGCATGGCTACTAGGTGTATCTATTCAATATAAAGAGTTATCAACAGCAACAGCTATATGGTAGGAGTAATATAAATGACTTATTATCTTAATAGAAGAAAAGCTTTTCGTGGCGGTACAACGTGGACGGCTGAAAATGCAACATTAAATCCATACGATTCAAACTTAAAAGCTGTTTGGCGTTTTGATAACGGTGCATTATTAGTTGATTCAGTAGGTGCTAATACATTTACTAATAATAATGCCGTTACTAATGTTGCAGGGGGTATATATGGATATGGCGCAGATTTTGAACAAAGTTCAAGTCAATATTTATCCTTAGCATCTATTCCTGCTGATTTAAAACCAACCGCACAAATGACTTATAATATGTGGTTCAAGCCAGAATCACAACCATCATCAGGAAAATATCAACAGTTAATATATTCTGGAATTACCAGCCCTAACGTTCAGATGTACTACAAAAACAATAGTGGTACTCCTGAAATGCAAGCTTACTTATACACAGATGGCGGAACTGAAAGTCAAGTTGTAACGCAAACATTAACAAATGCAACTCAATATATGTTGACATTAAGAGCAGACGGAACTAATTTTAGATTGTTTGTTAATGGCAGTGCAATAGGTGCAAATAATGCCTATGATGGATCAATTGTTGCGAGTCCAACTGGAGAATATAGAATAGGTACAGATAACGGTGGCGGAAATATGGAATACCTAGATGGAATTGTAGATGAATTATATTTTTGGAATACTGGTTTGAGCGATGCTGCAATAACAGCATTATATAATACTGCAACAGGTTCATTTTATACAGGCTAGTATGCATATTATATTTATATTATATTTATATTTTACACCTATAAAACAAGTAGAATATTTATATAATATTCCAACAGACACACAATGTGATTATGGAGAACGATTATAAAATGAAACATAAATTACCAAGAGCAAAACAAGGTATTATTATTAATATTATAGGATCTATAATTGTACTATTATTAAGTTCTTTAATTTTGGGTTGTGTATCGTTCGCTAAAGATATGGTACAACAAAAAGCAAACGTTACAATAATATCAAATAAAATAAATACTTTAGAAAAAGAACTTGAAAACAATGAAGATAAAGACCATCAATTAAAAATTGATTTAACTAGAATAAAAAATAATCAAGAGCATATAATTAAACAATTAGACAGAATGCTAATTAAAATATATCCAGGAGCGTTATAAAATGATTGTACCATCCCCAATAATACAGCAGGTTAATGATAGAGAATATAAATTAATATTTCCTTTAGATATGTGTCTTGATAAATATGGCTCATATATTGTTAAACCTCCTTTTATTTTTGATGGAGCAAGCATCCCGCGCATCTTCTGGACTCTTGTAGGTAGTCCGTTTACAGGAAGTTACGCGCGCGCAGCATTCGTTCATGATATTTTATACTTGACAGAATTATTCGACCGCAAAACTTGCGATTGGATATTCTTAGAATTGATGCAAGAATATGGATGCGGATGGTTCAAGCGCAATATCATATGGTCAGCTGTTAAAAGTTTTGGCTGGTATGTTTGGAATAGTCACGATCAAAAGCAAGTTCAATTTTATAGAAAAAATATAACTAAAATTTAGGTGTAATAATGCGAAATATACTTTTATTAATAATATTAATATTATTAATAACTTCATGCAGATCAAATAAATCAATATCCACCATAGAAAAATATGATCAAAAAGGAAATGTTATAGAAAAAACTATAATACATTCAGATCAAAGCGGCTTTATTCAGTGGTCAAACAAGGAAAGAGTCTTTGATGTGCGCATATTAAATATGGGAATCTAAAAAAAGTTTAAAAAAATATAAAAAAAAGTGATTTTTAGCATTGACAACTAGCCTATTAGGGTATATACTATAAGTAAAAGAAAGGAAAAAGGTAAAAAAATGAAAACTAATAAACAATCTACACAAGATGCTTTAAGATGTAAGTATTTCCCACACAGTAAAAAATGTGACAATTGTCAATCATGTAAAAACTTAGATGATATTGATAATTTATTGCTTGATTTGGTAGTTAATACAGTAAGCGAAAGGAAATAATTATGAAAATGAAATATAAAAGAAATCTTATTAAAGGTTATAAAAAAGCCATTAAAGCGTTAATTCAAAAAGAAAATCTTAATATTGATTTACTGGATAGAATTAATTTATTAGAAAAACAATTACAGGAAATAAAAAAATACCTATGAAAATACTAATAATAAAATACATTTTAACTTTACTTTGTAGCTTCTTAATAGGATATGAGCGAGAAGTTAATCATAAAGGATTAGGGATAAGATCCAGTATTTTATTATGTCTAGCATTTACATCTGTTTTTATAGTAAATCAAGAACTAATATTAATGCACGATGGTTTAAACCCAGCTCGCTTATATTCATATTGTTTAGCTTCATTAAGTTTTTTAGGAGCTGGATTAATAGTAAAAACAAAAGATAGTATAACCGGATTAACTACAGCTGTATGTTTATATTTACTTCTATCAATATGTATGTTAATATCAGTTCAACGCTATGCATTAGCCTTAGTAATTACTTTAGTTAGCTATACTATATTAAAATTAGGTTATTTAGAAAAGAAAGGAGTATAATATGCTAGATGCAATTTTATTAGATATAGATAAAACTATTTCACAAACACCAGAAAAGAAACTATTCAAAAAATATAAAGATGAAATAGCAAATGCGGATTATAGCTGGTTCATAGATTATATTTCAACTTTTAGTCCTACTGATTTCTCATTGCATTTAGTTGATTTATTTACATCTAAATATCGCATTATTTTTTTAAGCGCGAGAAATGAAAAATCAAGTTTAGAAACTGAAAAATGGATCAATACGTTTTTTAATTTCCGGAGGTATTTCCCGCCTAAATATTTTTATCGCACAGATGGCGATGATAGACCTGATCACGAAGTAAAGCGAGATATTCTAATTAATAATATATTACCTAAATATAATATTATAGTTGCATTAGATGACAGACGCGATAATTGTATTATGTATAATGAATTAGGTATTACATCTTTTCAAGTTAGATTAAAAAAAGGAAACAACAAATGATTATAGGTATAACAGGCGAACGGCAAACAGGCAAAAACACACTGGCTAATTATATACAATATTCAAATAATCTAATTTCTACAAGAAGACATATAATTGAAATAAAATCATTTGCTGCTAAATTAAAATCATTATGCCAGGAAATGTTTCCATTAATTAAAAATATGGATTACTATGAATATAATCCAATTGATAAAGAAATAGAAATACCAAAATATAAAATGTCTCCTCGAGATATTTGGATTAAAGTAGGCCAGGAACTTAGAACAATAAATCCTGATGTATTTGTTGAGTATTTAATTAATAATATAACTAATTTTGATAGACATTACATTATAAGTGATGTCAGATTTCAAAATGAAATAGATCATTTAAAAAAAGCTAACGCGGTAATAATAAAACTAAATAGGAATAATGGATTAAAAAAAATCAAATCAGAAAAGCAAATTAAAAATTTCAAAGTAGACATTGAATTTGATAATAATGGAAGCGTAAACGAATTATTAATATTAGCTGATGCAATTGTAAAAAACTATTTAAATTAAAGAAAGGAGTAAGATGAATTATTACAAAAAAATTCGTTTAAAAACAGGTTTAACACAAGTAGAGTTTGCCAAAAAGTACAAGTTTAAATTAAGTTCTCTACAACACTGGGAGCAAGGAAGAAAGCCAACTGGATACGTTAAAACATTATATAAGATTATAGAAGGGAATTTATAATGCAATTATATAAAATTAACAAAATGAACTTATTTAAAAAACGCCAGAAACAAATTAAAGATAATTTTAAATTATTAATAATTAATAAGACAATAAAAAAACCTGCTATTTAAAATAACAGGTTTAAAAAAAAGAAAAGATATAAGTTGAAAACTTATATTAATATTATACCACAAAATACAAAAATATCAAGGAGTAATATGAACGAAATAATAAAAAACGATAACAATTTTCTTAACTTCAATGAAATGAAAGAGGCAAGCGAGATAATATCAGCTAGCGGATTATTTCCTGCTTACGATTCTCCAGCTAAAATTATGACTCTTATGCTACTATGTAAGTCTGAAAAATGCGATCCGCTAAAAGCAACAATGCGCTATGACTTAATCAACGGCAAGCCTAGTAAAAAATCACAGGCAATGCTAGAAGATTTTATTAATGCTGGTGGCAAAGTTAACTGGATAGAAACAAACGGTAAAATAGCAAAAGCTGAATTCATAGCACCAAACGAAAGTAATATAACAGAATCTTTTACAATAGAAGAAGCAAAAAATGCTGGACTTACATTACGCGATAATTGGAAAAAATATCCCAAACTTATGCTTAGAGCAAGATGTATATCATCTGCATTACGCGCGATATATCCGGTATCAACAGGCTTATTACATGATAATGATGAAATCGAAGAAAGTATTGAAGATGTTAAGCCGAAAGAAAAACTAATTAATAAGGTTGTTATTGAGCCAGTCAAAAAAGAACAAGTTGAAGTTGCCGAAGAAATTAAAGACGCGGAAGTTATAGACGAAACACCAATTATCACTAATCTATCTGATTTTGACGGTAAAATACAACTAATTAATAGTGATGATTTAAAACAATATCTCAAATCGATTAATTGGATCAAAGATGAGATTAATGAATTAAACGAGGAACAAAAGAAAACCATTGTTGATAAATGGGAAGCGTTTCAATCGGCCATTGAGAAATATATTAATAAGGGGGCGAAATGAGTCACCATCCATTTTCACCGTCAAGCTTAAAACGCTTAAAATTATGTCCTGGATCTTTTAAACTCTCGCGCAACTTAGAACAAACATCAAGCGAAGTTGCAACAGATGGCACAGAAATCCACGATGCACTGGAACATGATGATTTTTCAAAATTAAACCCAACGCAATTACCATGCGCAGAGGCAATGAGGGAATATGTAGCATCATTTATTCCATTTGAAAAAGCTATTAAAGAACAAAAAATATCTATCATTGAAGACTTTCAAGTATTGACAGAAGGTACTGCTGATGTAGTTTATGAGACTGAAAAATTAGTTTACGCGTTTGATTACAAAGCAGGATATATTAAAGTTGACAAAGTGCAATATAATATGCAAGCTAAAACATATTCTTTAGGACTTATGCAACGTTATAATAAGCCAGTATGTTTTCATTTCGTACAACCGAGGATTAATTTTTATGACTCGTACACTTTTCAATTATCAGAAAAGCAAACTATATTAGATGAAATAAAATTAATAATTAATACTTGTAATGATGATACAATGATTTTAAATCCAGGTGAATCACAATGTAAATATTGTTTAGCAAAAGAACATCATGTATGTCCAGCACTTAAATGCGCGTATGATACTGATGGTACAGCATTAGCTAATATTGAACATACAAGTGAATTATCTACAGAAGCACTTAAAAGTAATTATGATAAATGGATTATTTTAAAACAAATCGGTTCAAATCTTGAAAATACATTAAAATTAAGATTACAACAAGGAGATATTATTGATGGGTTAAAATTGAAATTAAGATCAGGCGGTAGAGAATGTAACAAAATACAAGAATTATATGATATCATACAAGAATATATGAGTATTGAAGATTTTTTAAATAGTTGTAAAGTATCTATCTCACAAATTGAAAATTTTTACTCTCGAACAATTAAAGCTAACGCAGAAAAGGAAGGCACAAAGGTTACACTCAAACAAGCTAAAGAACATTTCAAAGAAATAACGAAGGAATGTATTACTAAAAAAAGCGATAACTATTATTTAACACAAGAATAAGGATATATAATATGCAGAAACTTGAAAACGAAGGAAAATTTATTGTAAAAATTACGAATTGTATGTATAAGGCTTTAGAAAAACCGGAAGATCCCAAAGCATTTACATTATTATTAAGATGTGAAACGGAAGATGGTTTTTATATTGATCATACATTATACTTTACATCCAAAGTAATTGCATCGGGTAAAATGGCTGGGTTGACAGTTACAGAATCAAGTATTCAAACACTCGAAAAAATTGGTGTTGAAGGTGGCATGCCAGGCAATATCATGAATACTATTAATGCAGAAGATGGATTATATGCATCAATTGATGTACAATGGGAAGAATATATTAACAAACAAGGTGAAGAAAAAACAGTATTAAAATCTAAATGGCTCAATGCAATATCTAATCTCGTATCACTTAATGACATGAATATTAATGATGCATTTGATGGGTTATATACTGATATTATGACCAAAAAACAAAAATCTAAGTCGAAAGCATTTGGGACTCAACCTGCACCGAAAACAAGTGGCGCGGCAAAATCAACTGATATACCATTTTAATATAAATGTTTGATTTATTTAAACATCCTATTTTAATCGATACTCGCGAACAAACACCGTGGGTATTCGATTCTCATCCTACATTGCCTACTAAATTAGACGCTGGCGATTATTCATTAAAAGGATTAGAGAGCTATATAACCATTGAAAGAAAATCACTGCCGGATATGATTGGTTGTTGTGGCAGCTCGCGCGATCGTTTTATTAGAGAACTCTTAAGATTACGCGGGTATCGCTATAGCGCGGTAATTATTGAAGGAACTAGACAGCAAATCCAAAACGGCAAATGGCGCAGCAGTTTAAAACCTGCGCAAGTAATCGGTAGTATAAACTCATGGCGCGTAAAATATAATATAGAATTTATTTATGCAGGGAATGCCAAATTAGCCGCGCAGGAGTGCTATCAATTATTGCACAAGTTCTATAAACAATGCGTTATGTTTGCAGGAGAATTAGAATTATGAAGTGGAAAAAAGCTAAAAAAATAAAAAAATGCTGTAAATTAATGCAATGGTGTTGTAAATGTAAATACAACTCTTTTTGTTATGATCCATATGGAATAGCAAATTTTCCGGAACTGCCTAAAAATTTTAAGAAAAAAGATTTTAAAAAATAGAAAAACAAAGGATATTATGAGAAAATTTTATAATTTCAATGATATATGTCAATGCGTAAATATCCTTGATGTTGCCAATTCCCTTGGTATTAAAATCACGGATAAGCGCAGCGCAGCGACATGGCGCGGTGGTACAAATAGTAAGTCAGTGGCGTATACTGATAAAACATTTTGTGATCATGGCGATAGTAAAAAAGGCGGTAACGTATTACAATTAGTTCAAAAGGTTCAAGGGTGCGATCTATTAGAAGCATCAGAATGGATCGGTGAAAAATTTAATTTAAAAGCTGTTGAGCTTCAAAAAACAGATGATACACATAAACCAATAGAACACGAATATATATACACAGATAAAGACGGTAATCCAATACATAAAACAATCCGCTATGAGCCTAAAGATTTTATGCAAGCGCGCATGGAAAAAGGTAAATGGCATTTCGGCTTACATAATACCGAATTAGTTCCCTATAATTTACCAGTGTTTGAGAAAACAGAATCTATCTTTATATGTGAAGGTGAAAAGGCAGCGGAAGCGTTAATGACACAAAATCTTGCTGCTACTACTTTTGCACTCGGTGCGGGCAATCTTAAAGATTATTATGCGAAATATTTTCTTGATAAAAATGTAGTAATTATACCGGATAACGACAAGTCCGGACGTGAACATGCAATAGAAATCGCGCGGTTGCTCGCACACTCCGCAAAAGCTATTAAAATACTAGAACCTATTAGCGATAAACAAAAAGGTGACGCGGTAGAGTTCTTTCGCGATGGCGGTACGGTTGAAAAATTAGTCGCGATTTGCAAAAAAACAAATAAATGGGTAGCACCAAAAGAAGTAATTCAAATTGCACGCAATGAAAATAAAACAGCATTATCAAATTATATTATTACCGAATCTATTGATGCGCGAGGGAACGCACGCAATATCAAAATGCCATTAACTATCAACGAAATATATAAAGAATTTTCCAAACGTCTTTTGGGATATCCTTATATCGTTAATGATATATTATTTGATTGGGATCGCGCAAAACAAGAAATATATTATATTCGCGATGTCGCAAGTTTGTTTGCATGGATAGGTGAAAAAACAAATCAGCCTGTTGTTTGGCAGAATGAAGGCGATGGTAAAGTTACAAAAAGCGAGTTTTTACAATACATAAAGAAGAATGCGAAAGCATTTGAATCAATATCATATTTGCCGGATTATCCAAAACGTGAGAATGTTTTTTACGCGCCAGTAATCATGCCGGAAGCTACGCAAAAGCATGAACATTTTAATAAATTAATTAACTATTTTAATCCTAATACAGTTGAAGATAAAGTCTTATTGCAAACTTTATTTGCCGCGCCAATATATTATGAATATGGTGTGCCGCGTCCAGGTTGGATTATAGATTCAGTGGCAGGACAAGGTAGCGGTAAAACAACTATTCCGCATATGATCGCAAAATTATATGGTAATCATAAAGATATGGCGTCAAGCGGCTGTATTAATGTTAATGTGAATTCATTGAAAAATAATATTGATGAGGTTAATAAACGATTATTATCTACAGGAGCATCGAAAAAGAAAATCATCTGCTTTGATAATATAACCGGAGAATTTACAAGCCCGGAATTAGCTGAATTAATTACAACTGATTTTGTCACAGGGCGTCCAGCCTACGGTCAGGGAGAATTAACAATATTAAATAGATTCACATATGTTTTGACGGCTAATTCGGCCACCGTTGAAAAAGATATTGCGGAACGTTGTTACTTTATTTACATCGGTAAACCAAAATACTCCGCGGATTGGTTAACGGATATCACGCAATATATTAATGAATACCGTTTGAATATTATCGCGGATATTATCGATATTCTGCAAGCCAATAAACTGGATAATGAAGTCTCTCGCTTTGGCGATTTTGATAAAAAAATACTATCGGCTTTTTGCGCAGATTCACAACAATATAATAATGTATTAGGCCATACAAAAATAGCGCGCAGTAAATCAGATTATGAAGTTGAACGCGCCGCAGAAATCGAAGAAGTATTTGAAGAGGCTGTGAATAATATGAGATTTGCGGATGATGAATTAGTGTGGATTACGACAGCCGCGCGAAAATATATATTGCGCAATGGTCTTGATTTTAAGGCATCAATACAGATGATTAATAATTATATTAAGACTGGTTTAATAACAAAATTGGCAACAGAAAAGGCATCATACAAAAATAAAAGGGGCTTGGTATGGTGCGGAAATAATGCTAATTCACTATACATTTTTTTACACAATGACCATAATCTTAGTATTTCTCTTAACACTATAGACTTAGTAGATAAAGAACTTATAAGAAAAACTCTATAATAAATAGATAAAAAATAATTTTAAAAGAGACTCTTTAGAGTCTTTTTTTTTGTTAAGACAGCATTATACAAAAAAAACTGTATAGTAATACAAAAAATAAAATGGAAATGTATAGCGTTTTTGAGGCTAAAAACCTTTCATTATACAGTTATACAATTAATATTAACTATTCTATTGTAATAGTTATTATTATATATATATACCCCTATACTACCTTATATATATACTAATATTATTATACCTATTAGCCTTTATAGGAAAAATTTGTATAAGTGGATAATATGTATAAGGCAAAAAAAATGCAAAAAAGTTAATTATGAAAATAAATGATGTTTTTTTAATAATAAGTATTGACATACTCCCCCTGGTATGGTATAGTGTAAGTAGATCAATAGACAACAAAAAACAAAAGGAGTAGAAATGAAGGCATCAGATTTCACAGCAACTAAAGAGGAAATAGAAAACTTGTTTTTGGAGTTAAATCCAGGACAACAATTCCATTGGTCTAATTCGCAGAGAGTCGCAGCTTTTACGGCCTCTGTCAAAAATCGCAAATATAGATTAATGATAGAACAGGCAAAGAAAGAAGAACAAGAAGAACAAGAAGCAAAAAGAACAATTTATATTAGGCAATTAGAAGAACAAAAAGAAAATGCTATACAAAAACATAATGAGAAAATGAAATGGTTTGACAATGTAATTAAAAAACAAAAAGCAAACGTTATAAAACATAATGAGAAAATGAAATGGTTTGATAGTGCAATTCAAAAACAAAAAGAAAAATGTAAATAAAAACAAACTAGCACTTGAAAACTTACTTATAAGTAGTATAATTAATAATAGAAAGAAAAAAGGATCGATATTATGAAAACCTACAACAATGATGTTCAAGCTTGCAATTTAAAACTCACAAAAAATTCTTTTGAAAAAATTAAAAATAGAATGGCCGCAAAAGAATTCATAAATTTAACTACTATCGTAATAAGTAAAACATATTATATAAAATAAAAAATAGGAGGTTATAATGGAAATTTTTAAAAAACATCTACAGGAATTAAAAAAAGGTACAAGGCAATTTGAAAATGTCTTTCAAGCTGTTAGTCGTATGATTCTAGATCGGAAAGATGCATTTAAAAAAGTCAAAGTTAATGGAAAAACGATTTACGACTATTCTATATTTCGCGAAGATAAATATCACCTTATAGGCTTATATGATGAAATTAATTCTTTTGTATCATTTGTTAAAGATGCAGCAGAAGGTGGATCATCAAAAGAAATGGCTTATGTATTAGTTGGCGAACCCGGTAACGGTAAAACGTTTTTTGTAGAATATCTCTGTGAAAAGTATCGCCAGTTTTTATCACAAGAGCCAAATCGCAAATATACTTTTCGATTTACCAATCTGAAAGAGTTAAATTTATATGGTAATTTAGATTTTATTGAATCGCAAACATTTGAAGATCCAATGCTGTTATTGATGAATTTATTTGAAAAAGAAAATGTTATTAAACATCTTAAAAAATATAAATTCACGAATAAAGAAATTGATAATATGTATTGCAATTACCGACCATTAGGTGCATGTTCAGAATATATTTTAGATGATCTTAAAGAATATTATGGTAATATAGATGAAGTGGTTAAAAATCATATCGATATCAAACCGATTCGCATATCATCTACAATGGGAACTGTAACAGGTAAATATTCCGCTAGAGACAAAATAACATCTTCCGCAAAAGATCTACTCGGCGAAGAATCAATACAGCGTTTAATGAATCTTACAGATACCAATAACCCATACCGTATTGATTTAAGAATTGGCGCGCTTGCACGTGTTGGCTCATGCGGTATACATTTTTCAGATGAATTATTTAAAAACAAAAAAGACCTTGTTCAGGTATATCTTGGCGTCATACAAAATAGAACAATTGAAATAGATGGTTTTAAATGGCCTTTAGATACTTTAATTATAGCTACATCTAATAACGCGGAATTTAATCGCTTTGTCGGCTCAGAGGAAGAAGCGCCAATTGTTGACCGTTGTAGAATTGCATATCACGGCCATAATACCAATTACAAATTGCAACAGGAATTAACAGAATATTCAATCGGTAATAAAAAAACAACGGTAGATGGTAAGGCATTACATATCGATCCTAATTTAAACTATGCAATATCAAATGCCGTTGTTCTTTCTCGTCTGCCCGCGTCGAAAAAATTAACACCATTAGAAACGCGCAAATTGGCAGCAGGCGAGATTGCCGGAGATAAAGGTATTAAAACATTAACAGAATTAATAGACGACCTCCAGGAAGAAACAGATGTGACGAAGCGTTTTGGCCAGCGCGGAATTGGCCATAGGAATCTTGGGCGCGCAATACAGTTGCTATTAGAAAAATCAGACACGCAAGATGGATGCTGTATGTTCGCTCATGATTCTTTTACTGCCTTGAAACAGATTGTATTAGATTATATTAAAGATGCAAAATTAAAAACCAAATATCTCGAAGATATTAACATCGCGAAAATGTTATATCGCGAGAATATTAAAACATCACTATTCAATGCATTCTTAGATGATCCACAGGCTATAAAATCAGAGGTTAATAAATATGTTAATAATATTATAGCTATTTCAGAAGAAGATATGGCAGCCGATAAAATGTGGAGATATAAAGACCAGATCACAGGTGAAGTGAAAGCAATTAAAATTGATGAAAAATATATCAATAATGTTGAAGAACGTATGGGGTTAAAAACGCAAGAACAAAAAGAAAGCTTTAGAACTACGATAAGGCGCATATACGGAAGAAAGATTTTAACTGATCCAGAATATGACTTTATGGATAATCACACTCTAGTTAAAGCTATTACAGAAGTACGTTTAAAATCTGATATTGCTGGAGCGGAGTCATTGGTAGGAGCTTTAGCAAATCGCACAAATGACGAAAACAAAGAATTATATAATCGTATACTTAAAACTATGATAGATAAATTAGGCTATTGTAAAGTTTGCGCAGAGAGAACAATTGAATATTTTTGCGCACCAGAAGATGACGAGTAAAATATAATAATAAAAAAGAAAGATATAATTATGGAAACAGAAAATAATCAAGTAAATATTAAAACACATAATGTTCAAGAGATTAATATATATTTACCTTTTCACATTGGTGAACCAGAAGATTTTATAGATATTTTTACAACTCTTAGAACAGCAACACCGAATGATGTTATTAACATTCATATTAATTGTAGTGGTGGTTATTGTGTTACAGGAGTACAACTAATTAATGAAATGATATCTTGCAAAGGGAAAGTAATATCAATATTAAATGGAATGGCAGCAAGTATGGCAACTTTTATTTTACTTGCAGGGCATGAAATAGAAATTTATCCTGATAGTGAATTTATGATACATTTTGTTTCTAGTGGTACATATGGCAAAGGTCATGAAATGAAAGCTCATATAGATTTTTTAGATCGTCATTATAAAAAATTATATAGAAAGCATTATAGATTTTTCTTAACTTCACAAGAAATAACAGAAGTCATAAATGGTAAAGATATGTGGATGGATTCAGATGAGGTTATTAGCCGTCTAGAAAGTAGAGCTAAGAAAATGGAAGCATTAGAAAAAAAATCAAAAACTAAGGAGTAATTATATGAGTGATATATTACAACCTAGTAAACGCTTAAGAACTCTTGAAGAACTCATGGAACGAGATCAACAGCGTGAAGATGATGGATTTTCTAAAAAAATTAAATTAGGTCAAATTATTAAGCCAGGTATTGCACCTATTATTGTACCATCCGTGGAAGAAGAAAAATTTTATCATTATAATAATCCAAAAAATGAAGAAGAAGGGGAAGAAGGTGGAACAGCAGATTCAAATAGTGAAGAAGGGGATATATTAGGACATGTGCCAGTAGATCAAGAAGGTGAAGGTGAAGGACAAGATGGTCAAGGTGGTGAAGGTGAAGGTGATCATGGTGAAGAATCCGAAAATGCGTATAATATAGGTAAATATTTAACAGAAAAATTTGAATTACCGGAACTACAAGACAAAGGGAAAAAGCGTTCTTTAATAAAATTCAAGTATGATTTGACAGATAGTAATAAAGGTACAGGTCAAATCCTTGACAAAAAACGTACTATGAAAAATATAATAAAAACAAATATTGGATTAGGTAAAATAGATCACAAAAATAAATTTAATATGAAAGATTTATTAATTGATCCACGATCATTTCAATATCGTTGTTTAAGTCGTGAGGCTGATTATGAAAACGAAGCAGTCGTGTTTTTTATTAGAGATTATTCAGGCTCTATGTACGGTAAAAGAACAGAAATAGTAGTAACTTTACATTCTTTATTATATTTTTGGCTTATGTATGCTTACAAAGGTAATGTAGAAACTCGCTTTATTTTACACGATACAGAAGCTATAGAAGTTAACAATTTTACGACATATTATCGCAAACAAGTTGCCGGTGGTACAGAAGTTACAAGTGCTGTGAAGTTAGTTAATGAAATAGTGTATAATGAAAGTTTAGAAAAAGATAAGAATATATATGTATTTATGGGTAGTGATGGTGATGATTGGAGTAATACAGATGAAGTTGAAAAAGTAGATTCAATCACTGAAATGCTAAGATATTCTAACAGGATGGGGTTTACTTGTGTACAGTCAACAAGTAGGTATAGTAAATTAATCCCTGAATATCTTAATTTTTTAGATAATTACAAGGCTAATAATAATCCAAACAATTTAATATTAACAGAATTATTCGAAGATGCGCAGGATAATGAATTAATTGAATGTATCAAAGATTTATTGGAGGTGGTGTAATGCAATTAATTAATCAACATACCAAACAAATATTTGAAGATTGTAAACAACGTGCAATAGATTTTGGTCTTAATGTAGATTGTGCTACATTGGAATATATTGTAAGCGGTAAAGACTTTGCAGAATTATCCAGTAAAGTTATGATTCCCACTATGTATCATTTCTGGTTAGATGATGTTAGAACATTCTCAGATATTAAACAATATGAAGTATATCCACATTCAGCATATGAGACTGTTATTAATTCACGTCCTGGAATGTCATTTTATCTTCAAGATAATCCAGACTGGCTTAATTGTATGATTGCATATCATGTATTAGGACACCAAGATTTTTTCAGATCTAATAAATTTTATGAAAAAACATGGAATGATGATTTTGTTGGTCAATCACTAGCTAATAAAAGAACAATTAATGAATTGCGTATTAAACATGGTAGATGGGTTGATTATGTAATAGAGTTCTCTAGAAGCTTAGATAATATATTATTTCCAACATATTATGATCAACAAAAACATAAAGTTAAAAATTGCACAGATTTCTTTTTTGATATTTTTATACAAACTGAAATCAATTATTCAGAAATAATGTATACAAAATGGCTAAATAAATTTAACAAGATGACAGATATTGAATTTAAAAATGAAGTTATTTCTAATTTTCCAGATTTTATTACCTTGTATGAAGACTATAAAGACAATTATAAAAATACAGATCCTGATATATTAAGTTGGTTAATGGATAATTCTCCATTTTTGAATAAAAAAGGTAATGAATGGATGTTAACAGTTATCAGTATTGTTAAAGAAACTGCTTTATATTTTGAACCACAAAGACGTACTAAAATAATGAACGAGGGCTGGGCTTCCTTAATACATGATGAATTATTTAGAGCTGATCCACATATAGTTGGATTTGAAACTGATTATGCTAGAGTTAATTCTTTTGTAACATCAGTACCTAAAGTAGGTTTAAATCCTTATGCTATAGGAATGAGATTATTTGAACATATAAAAAACAATTCTAATAAAGGTAAATATAGTATAGAATTTGACCGTATATTAGATAAAGAAAATCGTAAATATTATGATAAACATAAAGATACAGGATGGCAGTATATAAGAGATATTATGATAAATTGCAATGACTCCATGTTTATTAATTCTTTTATAACTCAAGATTTCGTAGAAGAATACAACCTAGCAGTAATAGGAACTAGATTAGTACAATATGGACAATATAAAGAATATTATATTAAATCTAAAAAAGCTGCTGATTATAAGCAAATGCTATTGGATACATTAACACATCCACCGTTAATGTGTATAAAAAAAGTTAATGATAAAAAATTAGAATTGAAACATAAATGGGAAGGTGTAGAATTGTATCAACCATATGTACAACAAGTATTGAGAAATATATTATGGTTATGGGGTAATGATAGTAATATTGAATTGGAAACAAAATTTTATGATGATGACCATAAAACGTTTGCAAAGTATTATAGAGAGGAAAAAAAATAATGAATAATTTAAAATTTTTCAATAACTTTGTTACAAATTATAAAGCTACAAACAAGAATCAAATCACTTTTGAGAATTTTTTAATAAAAGCTTTTGATTATCCTATACAATATTTTAGAGATTTTAGAAAATTTCTATTAGATGCGGTAGAATATTACAAAACTGAAAATATGGCTTTAATGTTTGAATTTAATCAAGAAAAGAAGTTTTTTGCAAGTTATAAATTTCTTATTGATTTTGAAAAATTTGTGAAGGATATTTATTCATTAAAGAATTCAAAAAAAATAACTATCTTTGAGGGTAAACCTGGCAGCGGTAAAAGTACATTTCTTAAAAATTTTTATAATGCTTTAGAAAATTACAATCAAAAAGAAGAAGGGGCATTGTATCAGATTACATGGAAATTAGAAGAAGATGTATATTATACATGTCCTTATCATTGTCATCCTGTATCAATATTACCTAAAGAACATAGAATGGAAATTTTAGAACGTTCTATAAATTCTAAAAGATTTATTGAGAATATGTATCATAATAAAAGTTATGAATGGATGATTCATAGTGAACCTTGCCATATATGTAAAAAAATATATGATTATCAATTAAAAAATAGGTCGATTAAATCGATATATAATAATATATATGTAGAAAAAAATGAATTAGACCGACATATTAGCAATGGGTTATCAATTGTAATGCCTAATAAGTATAAATCAATGCAATACTATAATGATAAAAAAAATAGTGAATTATTATATAAATATTTCCCTGGTATTAATATTGATATTATCTATTCTGATTTTGCATCTGTTAATAATGGAATTTATGCAATAATGGATTTAAAAGGTAGTAATGTAGATAATTTTAATAACATCCATAATTTAGTAACAGAAGAAATAAACAAAGTACATCATAATGAAGAATATTTAAATGTTGTTTATATGGCTGTTGCTAATGAAGACGATTTAAAAGAGATCAAAGAAAAAGAATCTTTCATGGATCGTATTAATATTATATCAATACCTTATAATATGAATTATAAAACTGAAATAGAGATCTATCAAGATCATTATAAAGATTCATTAAATGATAAATTTATGCCTCACATATTGGCTTTATATGCTAGATTGATTACTATCTCTAGGATGTCATCTAAAACTACAGTAGAGTTTGATAATTATATCAATCCTGTTAATTGCTATGAGCAATGCGGTAATAATAGACTAATTATAAAAACTGATATTTTAAATGATAAAATACCTGAATGGTTAAAAGAGGAAGACAAAAAGAAATTAACAGATGAGGCTATTAAAAATATTAAAATGTCATCTGATGATGGTGTTTCCGGTATTAGTGGTAGATATGCTTTAAATTTATTGAATGAATTCATTTATACGAGTAGTCAAGATAATAATGATATTATCGATATTAAAAAATTTGAGACATTTTTTTGGGATATTGATGATCTAAATTATACTTTAACTACTATAGTTGATTTAGTGAAATATTATAACTATATAATATCCAATGAGGTAAAACAAAGTTTATTTTCTTCAAATGAAAGGATTATTGTTAACGATATATTAAATTACTTATTTTGTTTAACATTGGAGGGCAATGAAAAAGATATCGAATGCGTCTTTACTAAGAAAAAAATTAAAAATAAGGAAAACGAATTAATCAAAGTAGAAAAAAAACTAACAAGTGTAATTGATACTAATATTGAACTATTTAGAAAGGAGCAATTAAATGTTTTTACGACTAAAACAGTACATGGAGATATTAAGAAAAGTAAACAATTTCAAAAGCTTTTTAATCTCTATAAAAGAAATTTGGAAAAAAATGCAATAGATGAATTAAATCAAGATTCTTTTATTAATGCTCTTAAATGCTATGATACAGATAAATTTAGTACATTTGATAAATCAATTCAAAAACGTATTAAATTTGCTATCGATAATCTAATTAATAAATTTGAATATAATAATAAAACCGCAAAAAAGATATTATTATATTTTTTAGAGCTTAAGAAGTAATTATGAAAAATATAGAAGATAATTATAAAGATAATTGGGATGCTGAAAAAGGACATTGTGCTTTATTATTGGCAGTATTAAGATTTGATTATATAATGAAAATAAGAGAAAAAAAAAGGAGTTTAAAATATGGAAGAGGTATTAGGTAAAGAATTAATTGAATATCAAAAGATTTGGCAGCAAGTTATGCCAGATAAATGGAATTTTAATCTATATTATGATAATAAGAAATGCAATACTGATAAAGGTATATTAGGGTATTTTAAAATAACAAAACCACATAATATATATATTGCATGTTATAAGCATGTTAAAAAAGCAATGATACCTACTATAGTACATGAATACACGCACATGAAACAATTTAAAAGATATGGTTTAATTGGTTATTCATTTTTAGCACTATTCCGATGGAAAACATTAGAGCCGGAAGCGAGATATAATGAAATTAAAATAGCTAAATTATTAAATGTAACTACAGGGTATTAATATGAATAAAAACATAAGCACAAATATCATTAAGGAATATTTGGAGAAATATCCAGATATGAAGTCAAATACATTGTCAAAATTAATTTATAAAGATAAACATAAGCATTTTAAAAATAAAGAAGCTGTTAGATCTGTTATAAGGTATTATAAAGGCAGAATAGGCAAGGCAAATAGAGATAAACTAGTTGATAGACGTTTTAAGTTACCAGAACCTACGAAAGAGAATCCTTATAGTTTACCTAAAGAATGGAATGTGGCATGGAAGCCATTTATAATAGCTGGTAAAAAAATATTAGTTATTAGCGATGTACATATCCCTTTTCACGATACTATAGCAATAACAGCTTGTTTTAATTATCTAAAAAACAATAATGTTGAATTAGATACAATTGTATTGAATGGTGATATATGGGATTGTTATGCATTAAGCCGTTTTAATAAAGACCCTGAGTTTAGAGATTTTGGAAGCGAGCTGCAAGCAATAAAGCATTTTCTGATGGCATTAAAGAATAATTTTCCCAATACTAAGATTATATATAAAGAAGGTAATCATGAAAGGAGGTTTCAACATCATTTATTAGATAAAGCTCCTGATTTTTTTGGTATAGAAGAATTTAGGATTGAGGTATTGCTTGGTTTGCATGAATTAGGAATAACTTGGATTCAAAATAAGAGGATTATAAAAATAGGTAAATTGAATGTGTTACACGGTGATGAGACTGCGGGCGGCGGAGCTGGTGGAGTTAATCCGGCAAGAGGTTTACATTTAAAAACGCAAACTACTTCAATGTGTGGGCATTTTCATAGAGTATCTCAACATACTTCAAAAACATTAAATGAGCACTTCATAGGGTGTTGGAGTATCGGCTGTTTATGCTATATGAATCCTGATTATATGCCCATTAACCAGTGGAGTCACGGCTTTGCCATAGTAACTAGAGAAAATGATAATAGTTTTGTTGTGGATAATAAAAGAATAATAAATGGAAAGATTGTATAAAATGACAAAGATGTATTCAAAAGAATGTATTAGTTATGATGCCGTATATGATAAATTTGTATTCACTGCTAATAATGGTGAACAATATAGATTTCATGATAAATATGAAGCTATACAGTTCGCTAAAGAATATATGATACAACATGTTAATGCTAAATTGGTGGAATAATGAAAGATAAAATATGTAATGTATGTCAAAAGACTATAGCTGATCTTAAAGCAGAGATTAATAGATTAGAAAAGGAAGTAAAACACTGGAAGGAGATAGCATATGAACAGCTTTCTGAACGATAAGGCTGGTAAAGGTGATGATGATACCAGGGTAAAAGATCGTGATACATATCGTAAGAACTTTGATAATATATTTAGGAAAAAGAAGAAGAAAACTATTGAAGTTTACCCATAAGTAATGTATAATATATATATGAAAGGAGTTGATCATGTTTAAAATACCTCACTTGAAATGCAAACGATGCAATCATGAATGGATACCAAGAAAAAATATAATATCTATATGTCCTAAGTGTAAGAGTAAGTTATGGAACAATGATAAAAAATGATAACGAAAAGAAGATGTGATATATGTGTGGCTTATGATCGTTGTAAATTACATGATCCAAAATATATAGATTGTTCAACCTTGATCGATGAGGAATTACGACAAAGATATATAAATTTGCATAATGTGAACAAAAATGTGAACACATGTGAACACATGTGAACACATGTGGACATATATACCCCCTAGTGTAAGAGTAAGTTATGAAACAATGATAAAAAATGATAACGAAAAGAAGATGTAATATATGTGGGCTTATGATCGTTGTAAATTAAATGATCCAAAATATATGGATTGTTCAACCTTGATCGATGAGGAATTACGACAAAGATATATAAATTTGTATAATGTGAACAAAAATGTGAACACATGTGGACATATATGCCCCCTATTAGGTTCTTCTGACACAAAAATTGCCTGTAAAG